TTTTAAGTAATCTACTGATTCTATCTTTGTTCCTTCTTTTTGCAAAGAAGAATCAGATAAAACTTGAGCATTCTTGTTTTTTCCGAAAAGATTCTTTATATCAGACATGCTTCACTACTCTTTTACACGAAATTTAAAAACTTCTGGCTGTTCTTCATACGCGCCGTTAATATAATAGAGAAATTTAATTCCATAAGAATATTTCGGTTCTAACAAGCGCATATCTAAGTCAAAATAGCTTCCTGATGTGTCATAAGAGAGTTTGGTGTGTTTTTCGCTACCAGTCCCATATGCCACTACATCATAGCTGTCGATTTCTCGATAAACCTTCCAATAAGCATCTTGAACGAAACTGTTCTCAATTTCTTTCGACGCTACAGAGTAAATAGTTGGGCTCCAATCTTTTAATCGAGTAAACAAACGTAACCTCACAAGATCATTGTTGGAATATTCAGACACCAAATTGGTTATGGTTGTAACATAACTGGGGATAGAAAATATATTAGATGCGGCAAATGATTTTGGCACAAATGTTCCAGTGTGATAATAAACACTCCCACTAAACCACCGATCATAAGCATAACTTGCAGTGGTAGAAAGCGCAAAGGACGCACTATAAACACCAGTAGAGACATGACCTCCTGTTACTGGTTGTTGTGGTGTTGTTGTTAATTGATCTCCCCCAGATGCCGAAGTATGGACGGTGACAAAAATACCACCCGTGCCAACATCTGCTAGATTTGTGGGCTGACCTCTAACATAGTTGTATAAATAAAGAGTGTTAAGATTGTCTGCTGCGCTCAAATTAGAACTGGAGACATAAAAATCTCCTCTATTATCTAGTGTGGAATTGTTCCAGCGAGCTTCAAGGACTGGTCGCTTAAAGAAATATTCGCTTTCTCGGGCAGAAAACCTCTTAGTATAATAAGAACGACTTCCGCTAGCCTGACTGGAAGTTAACATCAAGCCAATGCCATAATTTGAATAATCACCCGATAACCACTTCTCAACCAAGCCAGTGATCTTTATTTCAACATCTGCGGTTCCCTCGGTGTAAGATTGTTTATAATTAAATTCGTCATAAACAGACGTACCTGCACCCATCCACGATGCGCTTAAGAAACTTCCGCCCGAAGCAGTGACGCCCGGAACATTATCTTTGTCTACCCAGGGAGTGTGCGCAGAGGCATTAACCCAGTTAGAACCCGTACCGCCATAAGTCAGATCTGAATAATTCTCCAGATCGAGCCCGTAGCCCTCCTCCCATGATTGTGAAATCGGCGAAACGACTAGAGTAAAATCCGGTGGTAATGTTTTGTCGTGAGCAACATTAAAGACTCTTAAATAAAAATCAACACTTCCGCTTGCAGGAATCTTTCCCGCAGTGCGATCTGTTTGAATTTTATACAAACTATTCGGTGTTGTAATATCAGACGACACAACAGGAAATTGAAGAATGGTTTTTGCTTGCTCATTAGACGAAGAATTTGCTTGCGCATAGATCGAAAAAATCTCTAAAGAATCAGAACGACCCATGTTAGAACCTGATCCGCGAGTTATTAAGTTGGATTGAAAAGCATTTGTAAGTGTATTGTTCTTAATTGCTGTGTATCTTTTGATAGCCATTTTATTTCACACTTCCCTTGATATCACTTTGAGGATATTTTATCTCCAAAACTGCATTTTTGGGAACCACTATATATCGGTCGTCTTCAGACATATTGTCATCAACATTAAAAAGAACTTCATTGGCATATCCTGTTCCTGTTTTTTGAAAAACCTTGACGCGGGTGGTGTCTAATATGCCGGGTGTTTTATTTAAGTGTGAAAAGATTTCTCCAATATGGAACGGTTCACCAATTTCGAACTTCCTATCATAAAAAACCGATAGGCTCGCGACGGCAGTATTTAAGACCTCGAAAGGGTTTGATTCTACCGTTGAAACTGCATCAAATTCAATTCCAATGTTTATTATTTTAGCATCCAAAATATCAACTGTATCATTTATCATCCTCGATTGATTCAACCATTGTTTTAAATTTTCTTTTATTGTAGAATTGGATCTAGAAAAATCTCCATTTGAATTCTCAGAGAGAATATAAATGTTCAAATTTCTTTTCAAAGAACCTTCGTCTTTAAAGATGGCGGCTCTTTTGACTGAGCCATATTGAGGTGGCATTGAATAACATAAGGATTTATAATCTAAAGCAGTAACTGCTCGATTTTGGGTAGAAAAGACGTTATTAATCCTTTGTTTAAGCTCATCAAGTGTTGGAAGACTTACATCTCCAACAATTGGTTCTTCATTGTTCACTTCTAAAGAGTTTACAACATTGGACATTTTAGATGTACTTAGCGAATTAGGATTCGCAAAGTCAAACCGAGGCTCTACAGTATTAACAAGAGAGTTCGCGGAAGCGTTCACATAGCCCATGGTATTCGCTCTATACGTTACTGTGAGGGTTGTGTTTGCCGGAGCTACTCCAAATTTATCTGTGGAAATTAAATTGGTAGGATCAAAAGAAACGTCAGGCACATAATCCTTTCCATGAACTTTCAAAACAGACTTGCTAGGATCGATTAGGGGATCTGTTGTAACATCCTTTTCACTGCCAAAGCCGAATTGAATAACTGTGGTGCTACCCAACAACTCAGAAGTGAATCTACGAGGAACTGCGAATGGTCGCATAAGCGATGTTGTTTCAGATGAATTTGCCCCTGTATTTTGCACTGAACGGTAAACCACATCTTGTGAGAGATAATCCACCTCATAATATTCATTACCCAAAGAATCCTCAATTGAGATAATTTCACTGATATTGGAACCTCCGAGTGAAATGCTAAGAAATTTCTGGAAATCTCCGATGGTAAACTTCTCCTCGTACTCTTGACCAGAGGCTACAAGACCAACAGCTTTAATCGCATAAGAAGTGATATTTCCATTATCCTCATCGACAGTAGCAACTACTCTATCATTTTTTGGATCTGCAAAATTAATATCTTCATTCAAAGTAAAGGCAACTCCGTCAGCAGTCGATATTATGCTTCCCTTTTTTAATATTGGAATATAACTTTCATCGACTTCGCTAGTTGAAGCCCTAGATGGGATTATTATAAAAAAAGATGCCAAGCCCGATGAGACTGGAGTTCCTTTAAAATGAAACCCTAATTGCCTACCGATCCTTAAAACATTATTATATTCGATAGCCGTATCTAAAAAAGATTCGTTAACTTCATAATCGAGGTAGAAAGATAAAATGTCACCCACATAAGCCACCATATCGATCATCATTGAACCGAAACCGGCTTCACTAAAGTCCCTAAAAGTGTTGGGATAATATCGCTTCGCGTATTCTACCAAGTCGTTTTTGATAGTGTTAAAATCGCGAGATGTATATTTGATGGCTGGGTATTGTTTCTTGGTTGACATACTGTTCCTCTTTTTAAAAAATAATTAGTTAATCGCCCCATTTACAATAATAGCATCGTTCAACTCTAACGGGATAATGCGATACTCTACTTGCACATAGAGTGTGTTAGGTTCAGATGACGAATTCTGAGAAGCTGAATTAAAGACGATATCCGTTATTTCTAGGTAAGGTAAATATTTGTTAATCTGTTCTCTAATCCTGCTCGCAACTGAGTCATATATGGCGGGATTGTCGTTTTCAAAAAGAAATCTTTTAAGACCAATACCAAAATCAGGATTCATCATCTTTTCACCGGGAACCGTAAGAAGTAAGTTTTTTAAATTCTGTTTGACAAGAGTTACATAATCGCTTATCAAATCATATCCGGTGATGAGATTTCTGTTAATTGGCAGTCTTGGAGATAAATAAGGCATTAAAAATTCCCTCTGTAATAATTAGAACTTTCATTCATTTATTTCTAATAACCCCCAGACTGATTTCCAGAATCATTGGTATTATCAGTGTCGGCTGCGGTAATTCCCTCCGGTGGAGATGAGCCAGCAGTTAATTGTTTGTTGTTCGTCTTTAACAACTTT